CTAGGTACTCTATCTTTCTCATAGACTCTACGCTATGGAAGTGAAAGCCATTCAGAGCAGTCTGGTAGAGGTAGTAAGAGTCACCCCAAGGCTTCTCTGAGTCATCTGAGGTGTGGTCTCTCAACCATCTCAGAGTCTTGAATACACTCCAATTAGGTATCACTATCCCATGAGAGTCCCCTACAGATGCATCGAAGACACTAAAGAAGTTACCGAGTTCCTTCCCCCCCTTCACACGAGGTTTCACTTCTTTTTTTAGTCCTCTATCCTTTACCTTTTCTTCTTTAAAATTTAATTTATCCACACATATTTTATTAATTATATCACTGGTATGCCCTCTGTAACACTGAGATATTCTCTGAGTTCGTGCAAGATATAATAAAGGACTACAAAATTCCAGTTTATATGCACTTATTTTAGGGTTCTCTATGTCTTTGACTACCTGTGTTACATTAAATATACGAAATACTTGGTCAATATGTTGGTCATATGGTACTGTTTCTTCATCTCCCTGTATACCAGCAACATGAATACGAATATGTTCTTGTCCTGTGAATCCTATTCGATTAAATAAATTAGTACCATCTAATATAGTGATATGTCCTGTAAGAAACATCTGATATATACTCTCAGTAATCTGAAAGGTCTCGAATATATTACTCACATCATATGAATTACCTTCATTGTTTGATATAACAATACTCTCAATCCTATAGGAATTAGGTGAATTTCTACCTATCATTATGGGCATAATATTTTACTCTTTTATCATACTCTTGAACTCTCTGAGTAGTTCTGGTATATATTGTATTTTTATGTACTTGATGTTTCTCTTATCATCATTGAACTTCTGCTCATAGTCGTTGTTAGATACTGGTGTATTACCTGTACTTACTGATGTTTTGAGACCCTCTGGTGTCTCGTAATGATGTGGAGAGTCTTGGAAATTCCGAACCGAACTAAGAGTGAAACTCTTGTCCGACTTGGAGCCTGTGACTGTTTCGTTGTTGATGAATGTTCCCTCTATATCGTTTAATATAATCTGATTGTTTGTAGGGTCTATCTTGGTGACATATCCAAATGCCGAACTGGTAGAACCTACTACCTTTTCCCCTTGCAGAAACTTAGATGTACTGGATGATACTATATCTGTTGAGACCGAACTGACTAATGCTTTGCCTGAATATTTTCTTTTAATGAACTTCTCTAGTACTCTTTGTGATTTAGGCCAGTCCTCATAGGTTGCAAAGTGGTCGTTTACTATCCAGAATAACCAATATAAAGTACTATCTGAGTACAGTTTAGCTGCAAGTACATCTGGTCTATCTTGGTCTCCGACATAATAATATTCGTATCCTGTAATACCTTCTAGTGATTCTGATGATACTCGTATGCTACGAAATATATCCTTTGCCTGAATTAAATTACCATCGTTCTTAAGGTCAAAGTCAATCGTTGGGTAATGTCTAAAATATCTTTCCATGTGTATCCTCTATTATTATGAATCTGGAGTCTTACCATCTACTGGGTAGAAGAATATGTCACCTTTGTTTTGTTCACTTCTCATCCAATCATTCTTCTCTGCATTAGTTTTTTGACCCCAGAAGTATCTCAACTCACCATTAGTATTAGGGCCCCACATTGGGTCAAAGTCTGGTGGATATCCATATTCATTAAGAACATCCTCTTCTGTTGGAGCCATTCTTTGTTGTTTTACAAGTTCTTTGCTAAGTACTTTTTCAAACCCTTCAATTTCATCTTTAGTATTCTGTTCAGCACCCATTGCATATGGAGATACTCTTTGAACATATCTGAGTCTATCAAGGTTGAGAATCTCTTGAAATACTAGATTTAATGACACACCATTAGGGTAATGTTGTAATGCTGCAGCAACTCCTGCTTTTGCTTCTACTTCTTCTGTATCTGGATTCTCTTCTACAGGTGCTTGTGAGGCTGCAAATGATTCAATAAATGACATGTCTTTACCACCAGAATAGTCTACATCACATGATTTTAAGAAACAATTTTGTGGATGTTCTATATGTCCTAATATAGGCCCCATGAAATCAATAGTCCATTCTGCAGGCATTATCATATTTCTTGGGTTTTGATAAGATGACATAGGCAACATCATCATTTTAAATGTATGAATTATTTTTGTTATAGCCTCTGCATCTACTTGATTATATGGATTTAAATTAAAAGAGTAACTATGGTCTCTGAATGATACACCTTGATATGTGTTAAATTTAGGGTTATCAATAACAGTACCAGATTGGAATGCCTCAAAGGATACCATTGCTTGTTTTGCCTTCATGAATTGTTCTTTCATTGCTGGTTGCAAACTATTAAATAATGACGCAAATTCACCAGTCAATAAATCATCCATCATTATATCTGATAATCCTATATCTTTTGCTTCATATTCAACTGATACTGAGTCCTTTACTCCTGTTGGAAAATATAATGCAACAGTATACTCATTAGTCATTGTTTCTGTCCCTTGCATAAACTTATAAGTTGATGTAGTTCCATAATTACCTTGTCCAAAAGTTTCTTGTTGGCCTGAATTTAAGTGACCCTTCGCTTTACCTCTATCTGGAGATGCTGGTATAACACCTTTATGTTCTTTAGCAACAGTTCTAAAAACAATCCAGTTATCTACGAATCTATTATCATCTGTTGGGAATTTTAATATCTCTCTATCTGATGGTGTGTTTCTACCTAAATTTGCAGCTTTCTCTTCAATAGCTTTCTCTGCTTTCTGTCTATCTTGTGCAGACATTATTGCTTCTTCTGATATTTTCTTGGGAACATTAGATATATTAATACCAGTCTTCAATGCAATTAGGTCATCCAATGCACCACTTATCTTTGAATTGAAGGACTGTCTTTTACTACCTAGTGCAGAGTTAAGGTCTTCTTTGACTGACCCCAGCAACTTGGATTTTAGATTCTTAAAAAAACTCATATAAATACTCTCTGTGTTATATTTAGTTATGTATAAGGTATTTATATGAGTTATAAGGGAAGATTTAAACCAAAACAATATAAAAAGTATAAAGGTGACCCTACAAAGATTATCTATCGTTCTATGTGGGAACTACGATTCATGAAATATTGTGATAAGAACCCTTATATACTCGAATGGTCAAGTGAAGAGATTGCCATACCTTATCGTGGACTAGATAAAAAAATCCATCGATACTTTCCAGACTTCAAGATAAAATATAGGAATGCAAGGAATGAATTGATTGTAGAGATTATTGAGGTCAAACCAAAGAAACAAACTAAGGCCCCTTCTAAGAAAAATAAACCTTATGGTAGATACTTGAAAGAAGCACGAACCTATGGTATCAATCAACTGAAATGGGAGGCTGCAAGAGAGTACTGCAAGGATAGAGGTTACAAATTTAGAATAATTACCGAAGACCACCTTGTAAAATGACCTAAATACTATTATGGCAGGTAAACTATTCGACAAATTAGAACGAGAAGCATTTCGTGGTGGTATTCAAGCAAGAACTGCTGAGTCCATGAGATGGTTTCGTACTCGTGTATCTCAAATAAAAAATGTTAATAGAACTGAACTATTAAGAGATGCAAGGAGTAGAAAGAGACAAATCTTTGGTGACATGTATATGTACATGTACGACCCTAAACACAAGAAGACACTACCTTACTATGATAGGTTTCCATTGTGTATACCAGTAGAACCTGCTAAAGGTGGATTTTATGGATTGAATCTGCATTATCTACCTCACTCATTACGAGCACAATTTTTAGATAGTTTATACGATAGAACAACTAATGATAAGTATGATGATACTACAAGGTTTAAATTAACCTACCAATTACTGAAAGGGATTAGTGGTAAACCATACTATAAAGCATGTTATAAACATTACCTATCTGCAAATGTGAGAAGTCAATTTGCAAAAGTAGATAGTGCAGACTGGGAAATAGCAATATTTTTACCAATAGAGTCATTCAAGAAATCAAGTATGGATGCAGTTTGGAAAGAAAGTAGGAAGAAAATGGCATGAAGATAGACAGATTTAAAGCACAAATGCAAACTGGTTTACAATTTGCAAACAGATTTAATGTTTCAATGTTTGGTACTGGACATAAAAACACTGGTCTTGCAATAAAAGGAATTAAATGTACTAGTGCTGGAATTCCAGGCCGAGGATTCTTTACAGTAGAAGATTCAGAGTATGGGCCTAAAAGAGCAATACCACATAAACCACAATATGACCAATTTGATTGTGAGTTCTTAATAACAAATGATTTTGAAGAAAGACAA